CATGCTCATCAAAAGGAGAAAGGCAGATGTTGTGGCAGTGTTGTGTATGTGGATGTAAAATAGACGACCAAGAAGACAACTACGAGTCAATGGAGGTACAGAATGAGTACGGCAGGATTTGGCATTACTTTCACCCTGTGTGTCTTGACGATTTGCGTACAATCGAAAGAAAGTGCGCGGAACTGGGCACGCCCTCGAAAACCATACTTTCAAAAAAAGTGGTTGGTATTCGCGGTTCGTGGTCGCGGCAACCGTTACACTCACCATGAGGTGTATGTATGAGTACCCACGCACATTTTCGTCAACTTTCACCGTACCAAGTCTGCGAACGGTGTCGGCTTAATGTCGGCATCAAGCAAGCAGTATCGCACTGGGATGGTGTGAAGAACATCTTTTTACACCCTGAGTGCTACGAACAAACCCAAAAGGAGCACAAAACTCGTGATGACGAAGACTGATAAACCGAAGTATCAACCGACGCGTTGGACTACGTGTTGCCAATGTCATGGGGCACTCGATACACTCAGTGGCTACACAGCCTCGATAACAGGCGGAGTCAAGCGTTATTTCCACCACCAGTGTTTTATTCGACTGGAGAAGGAGCATGGAAACGTGCTACGTGTGCAATAAGGATATTCACACGGAACATGAAACGGATTTCTCAAGTACTCGGAAACGAGGAACACTCCAGTTCTTTCACATTGGGTGCGCCAAGGAAGACGACCCCAAGACCTATGATGAGTTCATAGAAGAAGAGAAGTTACATCTCTTGTCCGTAGCATAATTCGGACGCAATAATTAAACCCCATGCAACGTGGGGTTTTTTCTTATTTCTCTAAGTCTTCTGGTTTGATTGTTCCCTTAAAGGTGTTCATCGTTCCAGTCCACAATCCCATAGCACTCAGACCGTATACTATACCGTCAATAAGTGACGCTTTAGATACATCGTTAATGAGTAAGGATAATCCAACTCCTAGTGCAATAACAACCAAAGGAATGAATCGTTTAGGGATACCGAGTTCTTTTATAATTGAAATTAATCCGTTTAACATGAGTGTAATCATATACTATAATCGTTATTAAGTGCTTTTAATGTTTGAGGTCCTACTTGGACTCCGTTGTTATGATGGATACCTTTTGATACCTGATATGCTTTAACCGCTTGTGCTGTTAAATTACCGTAGAATCCAAATTGAGTGTTAGGTGGCATTACTAGGAGTCCTTTTCTCACTAGGAAAGCCTGGAGTTGTGTCACATCCTCTCCACTCTGTCCTTGTTTGATTACTTTCTTGAATACGTCAATCGAGTTATCGAAGTAAGGTGTAGGGTCTACTGCTCCACGATAACCGTTATTAACATCAGCGTTCTCCCATATCCAATCCTCTTCTCCTTTAAATATAGGTTTGAGTCCAAAGTGTAGGTGTGAGCCTGTAGAAGCTCCTGTGTTGTCACAGTCTGCAATATGCTGTCCTACCTTAACCTGTTGACCACCAGTAACTTTTAATGTACCTTTCTTTAAGTGACAGTATATAGTTTTCCAGTAGTTTGGTTTTCCATTCACGTCTTCAAATTCTTGTTCTGTACGGATTACTATTGTAAGTCCACCTGCGCCATCGTATCCTGCATACGTTACTCGTCCATCATGTGCTGAATAACAAGGAGTGCCGTCTAGGGCAACAAAATCAATACCTGAATGTCCTTTCAGTCCTAGTTTAGCGTACAAGTCAGTAGCGTTCTGTCCGAATGACTGAGTTATGTAGATATCCTTGAGTGGGTTTTGAAGTTTTAGTCTCATCGTGGTGTGTTAAGTAATATATCTCGTAATGAACGTGGGTCTTTAAGTTCTAGCATCTTGTCCTCTTTACCAATCCTTGTGTTCTTTTTATTCTTACTTATAGTAGATTCTTTCTTTAGAAAGTTCATAACCTCATCACCTTTAGTCTTTACTCCAGTAGACATTCTAACGCCTATGTTTGGAGTTCTTGATAATGCAGAAGCCCTATTAAACGCTTGAGCAATCTTATCTGACAGGAAAGCACCTGTAACGAAAGCAAATGGGTTGTAAGTACCTCCTGTAGCAAGCGTAGCCCCAAATAAAGTAGTTAGCCTATTAGCTGTCTCAGGAGGAACACCTTTAAAACCATCAACAATTTGTTTTGCTTTCTGAATGTCTCCGTATGCCCTGTTTAGATTTTTAAAGTATTCGATAGCTTTTTTTTCAGCCTTATTTAATCCTTTTGTATTTAGTGATTTAACAATTTCATCTGTACGAGTTCTTACAGCGTCAGCTAGAATTTGTGCCGCTAAATCAGAGCCGAGTGCGTTCTTATTACCAGCAATTCTTAATGTGTCAAAATCGTCAAAACGCGGCTTACCTTTTGTCATCTGTAAAAGTGTGTCTATTTCATTATTTATCATCTCCAGAGTTGCTTTTGCTGTGGTAGGGTTAGTAGCCATATTTCCTTTTAGTCTGGATTTAGCCATATTCAATGCGCTCTGTCGTATAATCTCTACATTTTCTACTGAATTTATAGCCAAGTCATCTGTCTCAGATATAAGTTTTTTAATTTTTCCAAGCTCAGATACTATTTTACTCTCTTCGTTGTTTAGATTTTGAAGAGTCTTGAAGTAAGAAGACTTCCCATTAATGTCTTTAGATGCAGGTGAATGGAATCTAAGAAATGTTTTCATTCCGTCATCATCTATTGCGTTTAACTCTACAGCCTTATTAGGGCTATTGTGCTGTTGCAAAACACCGCGTAAGTTTGCGACCTCTTCATTTGCTTTTTTGAGTATCGCCTCATCAGTAGATAGACCTTGAGAGAATAGATAATTTTTCATGGCAGGTGTTTCTCTCAGTTTTTGCATTACTTCGAAATCACCCTCATCTATAGCTTTGTTTACTTGAGAACTTATGTCCTGTGTTAATCCAGTTTTTCTTCCTAGAGCTGAGAGTATTTTATTAGCTCCAACATTTAACGCACCATATCCTAACGTACTTCCAAGTCCAACATTTCCTGTTGTAAGGATGTCAGCTTGAGCACCAGCGGCTGAGCCTTCTAAAGCGACAGGAAGAGCACGAGCACCGAATCCTACTGCTTTACTTCCAATATTAGCTCCTGCACCTCCCATACCAGCTAACTTTCGCATTATATCAGTTCCCTTGAGAGCTGCGGTAACTTTACCTGCACCTGGTACTGGAGCTACTACCTGAGCTACATCACCAGTTAATCCTCCTGCCTTCTGAATCCAATTATTTCCAGCTGTAGCGTCTCCTGTGGCGAACTTGTTAGCCTCTGTACCGTAGTTAAGGATAGGGTTTTCACTACCTTTGAATCCTGCTTTTTGGATAGCTTCGTTACCAAACGTAAGAATATTACCACCCATACGAGTAGCTGAATTCTCAACACCTTTAGCGAAGTCTTTAACGCCACCTATTACGTTTTCTACAACACCTTCTCTTCCTTGTCGTTCTGTGATATCTGCTTGGTCGCTTAGTTGTTTCTGAGACTGTAGACGAGACATTTGTTCAGACTCTGTTTCCTGGTTGAATCCATACTTAGGTTCTACTGGAGCTTGAGGTGTTACAGGAGTTGGCTCTTTACTAAAATTACCGTAGTGCGCCATTACCTTTTCTACATATCCTGGAGTGTCGTATGCTATTTTTTTACCATTACGCTCAGATACACCTTTCCAGTTCTGCCACGTATTACTAGCTGCTGGCGCAGGTGCGTTCCAAGAAGCAGCTGCTCGTTTAAGGTCGTAGCCTTTATTGTAAACTCTATCATATAGAATACCAGTAGCAACAATTTTCTCAGTTACGGGTGTCATTGGTACAACTTTACCTAGAACCTTCTTAGAATAGTCTTCCCATGTTCCTTTCTGAAACATGAAGCTCCCTTTTGATGTACCGTGGTCACCAACGTTGAATTTACCACCAGAACTCTCCTGTTGTCGAATAGCGCGTGCAAGGTCAATAATATCCCTTGGTGGTGGAGTGTTGATATCGAATCCTTTAATTTGAGATTTTAATTCTTCCATATAATTTAATTACCATCCGTAATAAGCTCCGTATTGTTGTGCGTATGGGTCGTTTGCACTTTGGGTAGGTTGTGTATTTCCTTGTTGTGCGTATCCAGTTGTTCCTGGGTCAAATCCTTCTTCGTAACCTATAAGTAGGTCATCACCTATATCAGCACCTGCGAAACTATTGATTCTTTGTGTGTATTGTTTCTTTAGGTTGTCGTAAGATACCTTATTACCTTGGTATTGTTCTATGAGGGCGTTTACAACTTCCTTACGAGCTTCTGGTGTCAAGAACCCTTTAGCTTGTGTAGGCATAAGTCCTTTACCGTCTCCTGAGATGTTAATAACTCGTGATACTTGTTGTTTAACACCTTCTGGAAGAGTTGAAATCATACGTTGAGCGTTATCGTATTCTGTTTCACGTACAACTGAGTCAGGGTCTTGAGCTTTAGCGAATAAGAATATTAGACGTAGGTCATCAGCACCAGTTCCTGCTGAGTTTCCAAGTCTGTCTAGTAAACCTTTAGCTTGGATGGCTGAGTTTTGAACAATGTTGAAATTTTTAACAATTTGTTCTGTACCGAACTTATCAGCTACCCTTGTGATAAGAGATACTGTAGGTGTGGACAATCCAGATAATATACTGTCTACTCCGAATCCTTTGTTTGTAGAAGATGATTCTTTCTGTGCCATTCCTGCATACTTACCAAGTTGTTCATCGTAGAAAGCATCAGCTGCGCCTCGTTGTTGTCGAATCTGGTCTGGACTGAAAGCCATGTTAGGGTCAATTTCATAGAGTCCTGTACGTCCTGCTTTCTCGTTAGCTTTCTGAGCCTGGAGTCGTGAGAGTTGGTCTATTGCTGAGCCTCCTAGTTGTTGGTTGTATACATTTCCTTTGTTTAGTGAGCCACTCATTTCATTGAAAAGATTTACAATGTCTTCGTCTGAGTACTGACTATTACCATTAAAGTTAGATGTAGGTTCATTATGCGTAGTAGATGGAATAGGTGTAGGTGTAACGTATGCTTGTGGAGTAGTCTGTGGAAGAGGATTTTCCTGTGTAGCAACCGTAGAACCGTATTCAGGTTTATATGTAGGTGAGTTATAAGTTAATCCACTAATATTGCCACCTTGAGATAGATTACTTGCAGTGTTCGCACCACCTTTTAGTAGTGCAGCCAACATAGACGCTGGTATTCCTACCGCTGGTACTGCTGTTTTTGCTGCGTTAAGTGCTGTTTTTAAGTAGCTCATATTATACGTTGAATGGGTTATACATCTGTGTTGTTAAATTCTGTGTGCCACCTGCTCGTTTATTAGACTCACGTTCTGCATTGTATCGTCCTACGAATCCGAATGGGTTATATACTTGAGACTGTGTAGATGCGAATGTAGGCTTTTCTCCGTTAAATGCAGCCTGTGTTTTATTGAATACAGGTTTAGGTACGTTAGCTCCGAAGTTGTATTCAAAGTCACGCTGTTTAGCCCCAAAGTTATCTGCCATAGTGTTAGCATTAGCTTGGAACTTTTGATTGTACTGATTAAGGAGTGAGTTAGCACGTTCTTTTCTGGCAGAGGAAGCCCATGTGCCTCTAATACCTTCTGTATCATCTAAAGTGTTTTTATCTGACACAAGACCTGATTGTAGTGCCTCGTCAGATAGTCCATAGTCTCTTAGTTGACTTGATAAATATGCGTCCAAGTCACCTCGTGAACGTTCCTCTAACTGTTGGTAGTATTTAGCCTGTTCTTTATCAGCAATCTCTCTGTTTACTTGTAGTGTGTCATTTGTTACTGATATGTTATTTTCAATACCATCAACTAGAGATATAACTCGTTGGTCGCCTGAATCACGAAGCTCAGAAACTCTACGAGCAGCATCATAGTTACCAGATAACTCCAACTTAGTAATCATATTATTAACTCTTTCGTTGTTTTTTAGAACATTGTTACTTTGAGGACCAAATATACCGTCCACTGTCAAGCCTTTAGAAGCCTGATACTCTCTGAGGGCTTTTTCTGTTATTGGACCGAAGTACTCTGTTGTTGATTGACTCTTAGGGAAGAAGCCAGCGTCCTTCAACATTTGTTGGAGTTTCGTTACTTCTGGACCTCTTGAGCCGTATTTTAATGGTTGCATATTATTGTATATAAACTATGAAGTTGAAAGCTGTGTCTGTTTGTGTTCCTGCGTCTGTGTACGTTTCTACATCAAACTTGGTTGCAGTCTCTCCACTTACACATATTGTTCTTGAAGCTGTATCTGATGCCGTTACTATTGGTACGTAATTTGTGAATCCTAGATTGTGAGTTATTGTATAATTTCCTGACGAATTTTTTGCTACTGACCACCTATCTGATAAGAATGGTGTTGACTTCGCTCCAGCTGATGTTACTTTTCCGAACCCTACTACTGATGGTTGTGGGAAGTTTACTTGACCTTGGTAATAAGGAGTGTTTGGATTCTCCACCTTTCTGACAGCTTTTATCCCTAAAACTTGGTCTATAGCACTAGAGCCCTCTGATTGTATCTCACCTTTCTTAGAAAAACGGTTAAAGTTACCAGAGTTTTCTGGTGTGAATTTAATCGGTACAAATGGTGCGTTATTGTCTTCCATAAGTGTTGTCGTATCCCATATCAACTAGTTTTAATATCGTAGGACTACCAATTGAACAATATGTTCCATTCACTATAGTCTCTCTTCGACTTGTTCCCATTACTCGAAATCTAATCTTGTTAAATGGTACAGATATAAAATCCTTAAAGTAAGTTACTGCATTGTTATCAAGTCTACCAATGTTTCTCCATTTAGAGTTTATTTTTGAAACAGGTGTACTAAGAAATGTAACTTCTTCATCATAGTCAACTTGGTATGCAACATCGAATCCGTTTGCGTTGTCGTTTGGAAAGGCAATACCTTGAATCTTTTTTAAATGAGACTCAGAGCCGAAATCATACCACTGAGTGACATAAGTACCAACAACGTCAACCGTTGAGTTGTCAATGATTGAAGCAGAAGAGCCTTGTAACAAACCGTTACCAATCTGTTCACTAAATGTACTCGCAAATCTATCTCTCGAACCATCTGTTGATGTACCGAGCAAGTAAATAGTCTGAGTACCAGAACGGTCTACGGATGTAGTTGTAGCTTTTATAACATTACGCATGAACGTATATATAGTCCATACTTGAGTATTTATGTTGTATCTGTACACAATAGAACCATTTTGTTGACCTCCGTTGTTATTGAAATATTGCAAGAATGAGAAGTAAACATAATCATCCATCGCAAATGCTTTACATGTCAAGAAATCACCAGTTGAAACTTGGTGATATCCCAAAGATTTAATCTTAGATGATATGTTCTGTACTTGCCCTGTTTCTGACAACTTATAGAACCCAGAAGGGTGCGCAAAGTATATACCATCAGAGCCTAAAGTTATACACTCCTGGGTTGGTGCTCCAACGTTTGAGATAGGTGCGTTATCTTGAGATTGTGTGTTGAATATTCTAAATATTCCATTGTGGGTGAAAGTAAAAAGAACTTGTTGACCTTGAGCGAATCCTGTCACATAATCTCCATTGCCAGCATTAATTGTTAAATACTGTGAAGTTCCAGTTGTGGATGCTACACCTGCTGCTGGAATTACATCTGTGTAAAAAACTCTATTATTTGAGTTTGTTGACGATGCGTACCAAATGCGCCCAACAAAACCTGCGTTTATTAAATCAACATCAGAAGGAACGCCAGTTACACCAGCTATACTAGCAGGAGCAGACGCACCAGTGGTATATTTCAAAACAGTGTTGTTACCGTTTGTCATTATTAAATTACCTTGTAATATTGAATATCTAGCAGTACAAAACACAGGAAATACACTTGTATAAGTTGTCGTAGTGAATGCTCCAAGGTCATAGTACTTGAGAGAAGTTCCAATCTGGTAGTACAACCTGTTAGCAGAGCCAGAAGGCTGGAACAAAGCTGCTGACCATTCGTTTGTTGAATCAGGAGTAAATGAACCAGCAATAGGTCTTCGTAAAGTCATCATTCCTAATCTGTCATTATGAAAATTCTGAGCATAAGATACACTTGTTTGAGGTGCTACATAATAACTAGCAACGCCATCTGCGACTATTCCTTCTGATATTGGTGGTAATACTATGTCTTCTGCTACTTTAGCCATATTATGTTATGATGATTTGAGATTGACCAGTATAAGGGTTTCCAAGCATGGTATCAATAGAGTTCCTAAATCTCTTGTAGTCTTGGTCGTCTTCTCCTATTGAGTTATCTCGACGTTTCTTTATTGCAAAACGGATATAGTCAATATAGATATTACGATAGTGTTCAGGTACAACGTCAGTTAAATATTCTAGGTCAGCTAGTTTCTCGTAGTAGTCTATGTATAGGTTTTTACCTTGGAGAGAGGTAGGTATAGGTCGTTCAAACCACACCTTTCCGTCAAATACTGTAAAGAAGAATGGGTACGAGAATGTAGCGTAAGCCCAGATTTGGCATCCGTCTGGGAGTGCTCGTGTTACCCCAGATACACCAGTTAAAGTATTTGTTGCTAGATTGTTACCAGTATAAGTTATTGTAAGAATAGACTGCGTAGGGTCATCAGTTGCAGCGTAAACAGTTCCAGAAGCAGGGAAGTCTCCAGAATTAGTAAGAACAATAGATGTCGCTGAGATACTTGTTATACCACTTGTTGGTGCGTAGCGGTTAATATAAGAAACACTGTTCCATCGTCTTTTGTCAACGTATGTCAAAGGTACATTAGCCGCTACTTGCTGTCGTGCATATCTAGCATTTAGGATTGTCCTATTAGTCTCATCAAAGTCGATGTTTGTAGGAAGTGTAACAAAGTTTCTACCAGCAAGCATTTGAATAGGATACTCAAAGTTCTGTCTCCATTCATTCATTCTACCGTAACCAAAGTTTGTGTTAGCTAAGTTACGGGCATCGTTTAAAGCTCCAACAAAGAATGAGTCAGTAAGTCCTGTTGTGTCACCCATTTGACTCTTAGCTCGTTCAATTAAGTATCCAGCTGTTGTTACTCCAAATGAAGAAGAAGCTGCCTCATCTGAGTAGTCAGAGTAAACAGTCGCACCTTGATTTAGAAAACGAACTCGGTACCATGTAGTAGCTGTACCAGCCCCATGTTGGTATACGGTATTCTGTGAGGTCCAATCTATACTTACAGTCGCTAGTACTGAGTAAGAACCTCCTTGAGAAGTAGCTGATTCGATTACAACTTGGTTATACCGAACATTCTGAATAGGCTCACCTTGAGCGTGTGCGAAAGATGAAGACGAAGATACCACTACAGTCAAACCTGTAGAAGACGACACGGAACGTAATTCAGCTGTATCTGATGCGAAATTACCAATTACAACGTATGGATTCGTTGTCGTGAATTGAGAACCATTAATTACTTGGAATGTCGTCTGACCACCCTGTTGGTCACCAATAAGGTAAGATGTGAAGATAGACTCAAAGAAATTCTGAATTGTGAGCGTATTTCCTGTGTTGTGGTCTACTTTTAAGAGAGGAATCATATTTATATTATATACTATTATTGGTTATTTGTCAAATCAGAAGAAGAATCCTGTATTCGTTACGCCAGTACTCGGTGAAATAGAAGCGATACAAATAACTAGAACATCTGATGGAATATTTGATGTGTATGTTGATGTCACGCTGCCAGCTGGAGTTTTTGGTCCGTTGTCGAACAAGATAGTTTTATTTGCCATGCTTCTTGTTGTTCCAGATGATATTCTTGTCAACGTTGAGCCTAATGAAACACCACCAAATGCTACAACGAAGCAATTATCTGCAATTGTTGTAACATTTTGTCCGACTTCATCAATTAAAACGTCAGACGCATTAGATGTCGCATCAGGTTGCCCTGTTTGTTTTGCCCCAGAATAACATGCTGATATAGCGTTTATTGTAGTAGAACCAGAAGGTGTTATAACAACATTGTTAGTACCACTTGAAGGAGCAACTAGATAATACAAATAACCACTTATACCAGACGTATTGCTTGTAGCTAACGTCATCGAAACTCCATTATAAGTAACAGAAGTCACCGTTCCAGACCCAAGAGTGAATCCAACTAAAAGTATATCAGCCCCAGTACAGTCCGTAGAGAGAGTTAAACTCGTAGATGTTGCTGTTCCAGTATTTCCAGTTACGTAAGCTAATGCCATATTATGCGGTACCGACTATTCTCCATTTATTCGTTACTGCGTTCCATACAAATCTAGCATCCAATCTATTAGTTGATACTGTTGTGGTTGGAAGAGCAACTGTGGAAGCCTCAAAAGACGCTCCCCAAGTTATAGCTCGTGCAGCGGTACCTGTTATTGCTATCCATAGTGTCTGACCATCTGTAGGCGTACCTGATAAGTTGGTCGTGAAGGAAGTAATGTCTACAGTTTGGGCTGTGATGGAGTAGAAGTCTACATTGTCTGTGTTGATTGTAGGGGTAGCTGATGAAGTAGTCGTTCCAGTTCGTGGCGTTATACGTTTATTAGTTAGAGTATTCGTACTTGAAATAGAAGGAATTACAACTCCTTCTACAGCGATAACTCCAGCAGCTGACCTTGAGAGAGTGGTGTCAGAAGCTGCTCCTAACTCAATCGTTGTGAATTGAGGGGCTGTGAGTGACGTGAGTATTGCCGTACCACCAACCGTTGGCATGTTCGTGCTTTCAATGTTTGTAGCCCAGACCTTAGCGGTTCTATTGGTTGTGTCACCAATATCTCCGTCTATTCGTACTTCACCAGCGTCAAACCATGCTGAATATACGTTAGTAGGAGACGCTGTGCCAGTTGGTGCACCTTCTACATACAAAGTGACTGCGTTAGTTGTTGCGCCAGCACCATTTGTAATAATTGGTGAACGAATTGCAAGGTTAGCAATAAGGGCATGAGTTCCAGAAGCAGCCTCTGTGAAAGTAGACTGTCTTAGAAGTGTTCCAGCTGCATTGAAATCAGCCGTCAATGTTGCTGTTATACCTCCTGTACCAAGTTGATAAAATGTACTCGTAGAGCCAAATAACTGTCCAGCTGCGGCTGTTGTTGTTGTCTGTGAAGATGAACCAGCAAGAACTCCTGCGGTTGGTTGTACTGATGCTGCCACAATAGTTCCAGATGAGATTGTTACGGCTGAATTTTTAACAAGTTTACCCGAAGTGCCATCAAAAACAACAACAGCGTTGTCTGTAGCAGATGCAGGACCTACCACATCACCAGTTCCAGATGGAGTGTATGCTTCCCATGCTGTGCCACCTGCGTTTACACGAACAGATTGACCTGCTGTAGCAGTTACCTCAGTGAGAGTATTTGCAGAGTTCGCTACCCATATTGATAGAGCAGATATTCCAGTTAGACCAGTTCCTCCATAACCTGTAGTAATTGGGTCACTCTGCCATGTTCCTGTTGAGATAAGTCCTAGAGTGGTTATATTGGAAGTACCAGCCCAAGATGAAAGAGCTGTGTCTTCTACGTTACTGAGAGCTAGAATAGTTTTTACAGTAGAAGCAGATAGTACCTCAACTACACCAGTTCCTGCGGTATCACGACCAAGAATAGAAGCTGTAGTTATATTAGCCATCTTAGCTAAAGTAACAGCTGAGTTATCAATAGTCCATGTAGCACCAGAAGAAGATACTGTTATGTCACCTTTATCACCGTCAGATAATGTTCCTACAGTTGCGTATTCAAGTGCCGTACCTCCTGCATTTACACGAATAACTTGAAGTGCTGAACCCAAAGATGATAGTCCTGTACCACCTAAAGCCACAGGAAGTGGCGTTGCTAGTATCCCTTGTGTAAAAGCTGATGGCATCTTATTTGTTTGGTAGATTAGCTTGTAATGATTTTATCACCCAATTTCTGAGATATTTGAATGACTCTGTACCCCAGAAAGCACCGAGAGCTGTGAATACTGTCGCTTGTTCTGGATATGTTACAACACCTATCTGGTGAAATATAAAGCCAAAGAACACGCAGACGAATGTATCAGATAAGAAGTTTATCCAACCCTTCCAACCGTTCTTGTTTACTTCTGTTAAAGCGTGAGATAGTGCACCACCAAGAGCAGCAGCCACTACTATAATTGTCTGTTTAAAACCAAGGATTGTTGTGAAGATAGGATGTTCCATATATTACATAAACCACATTGCTTGAGGGGTGAAGGTCACTGCGGCAGCTGGTGTTTTAATTGTTACATGATTACTTGCTGTTATCGCTACTTGTTCTAACATGTCTATTTTCATAGTTTATTTCCTAGCTTCTATTTCTGCTTCATTAGCTTCTTGTGTTATTTGCTCGATGAGTGCTTTACGTTCCTCTATCTTGCCTTCGTCTGCAAGTTTCTTGAGTTGCTTCTCATGTTTCTTCCCTACTTTTTCACGAGCCTTTTCTATCTTGTCGTTTTTCATTTGGGTAAGCGCAAAAGCGCTCTCTTCTACGTATCTATCTTTAATCCATTCGATTTCTTCTTGTGTTAATTCCATATTATTATCCTATTTTATAAACCCAGAATTGCGTGCCGTTAAGCCCCGATGTTGAAGTTTGGGAACTTCCAAAGTATCCTAATAGTTCTACATAATCACCTGCTGTCAAACTATATATGGTACTTGTATGCCCACCGTTTTGAACACTAGACGCAGCGTTACCATTAGCATTCGTACCAATAAGAGTCGTACCATTTAGCCTCACTTGCGCACCACCATTGGCGTTCCCGTCAGTTGTACAGAGCCCACCGATTAGGTAATAATCTGTCGTTGGAATTGTAATTCTGGTGTTATTTGTTGCATTGTCGTGCATTGTGTCTGTGTCAAAACTTTCAGTATCAAATGTTAGTGCAGTGTATGTAGTACCAACTGTTTGACCAGATGA